CGGCATCGACTGGGCGAACAACCTGATCACCGTGGAGAGGTTCGTATGGACCTACGACGGCGATGCGCTGACGTTCGAAGAACCTTTCGTGTGCATCGCTGAAGTGCTCACCACTGGCTTCAGCTACAACGACGTGATGAACACCCGCTTCGACGATAAATAACTATCAGGGTAACCATGACACAGATCTCGCTTGCCTATGACAGCGAGGTGCAGAAGTTGTTTCCAACTGCGCCCCTCGTGAACAATAACATCGTGCTGCCGCACGACGTGCTGACCACCAAGGTGCTTTCCAACATAGGGTACGACGTGCCCTCCAGCTTGAGCCACTATCGTTGGCCGAGCCAGCGCCAGCCGTTCGACGTGCAGGTGCAGACGGTGGAGATGCTGATCCACCATCAGCGCGCCTATGTACTCAGTTCAATGGGCGTCGGCAAAACCTCATGCCCGATCTGGGCGTTCGACCTGCTGAAGAAACAAGGCTACGCTAAAAAGATGCTGGTGGTCGCGCCGCTGAGCACGCTCTCGTTCGTGTGGCTGCGCGAGATCTTCTACAGCGCGCCCCATCTCAAGGCGGTGGTGCTCCACGGTTCGCGCGAGAAGCGTCGCGATCTTCTCAAGGCCAACGTGGACATCTACATCATTAACCACGATGGTATACCCACGGTCATCGAGCAGCTTGTCAAGCGCACCGACATCGACGTGATGGTGCTGGATGAGCTTGCCGTTTACCGCAACAACTCCAAGCGCACCAAGATGATGCGCTACCTTGCCCAGCACAAGCCGACGGTGTGGGGGATGACGGGTGCGCCGACACCCAACGCGCCCACTGATGTTTACGAGCAGGCGAAGATTATCACCCCGGATCGTGTGCCAAAGTATTTTACCCGGTTCCGCGACGAACTCATGCTGAAGGTGAGCCCCTTCAAATGGGTGGCGAAGAAAGACGCCACGCAGAAGGCGTTCGACGCGCTCCAGCCAAGCGTCAGATTTGTCCTTGAGGACGTGACGGAGTTGCCCCCCTACGTATCGCGCCGGATCGACATCCCAATGGGCAAGAAGCAGGCGCACGTCTACGAGGAGATGCGCAAGCACGCGTTCACGCTGGTCGGTCAGCATAAGATAACAGCGGCCAATGCCGGTGCCGTGCTGAGCAAGCTGCTCCAGATAAGCTCGGGGTGGGTGTATTCAAAGACCAAGGGGATCGTCACTCTCGATAACGACGACCGGGTTACCACGGTGGTAGACCTTGTGGAAGCCAGCGACAGCAAACTGATCGTGTTCGCGGCATTCAAGAGTGCGCTGGCAGGTCTGTCCGAGGCGCTGACCAAAACAGGACACGACAACATCATCGTCTCGGGTGATACTCCCGCCTCCGAGCGTGACCGGATCTTTCACGCCTTCCAAAACACGAACCAGTACAAGGTGATCGTGGCGCACCCGCAGTGCCTCGCGCATGGCATCACGTTGACGCGCGCCAACACCGTCATCTGGTTCACGCCGATCACGTCGCTGGAGATTTACGATCAGGCGAACGCTAGGATCAGGCGCGTCGGTCAAGCCACGAAACAGCAGTTCATTCACCTGCAGTCGAGCAAGACCGAGGACAAAATTTACGGCTTGCTTATCAACAAGGGAGACATCCAGAGTGCGCTGCTGACGATGTTCGAAAGTTAACAACTGTTTAACTAGTTCAAGTAAGTGCTTGACAAACCTATGTAGTTGTGCCATAAGAGACGACCCACCAGTAATAGGTGGGGCCAACAAAACGACCAGATGACCAACGGAGCAACCATGGCTGATGCACCAGAAGATCTCAATCGACTTGTCACTAAACGGATCGCGCTGCGGGACAAGATCAAGTCCCTCAACGATGCACACAAGGCTTCGATGAAGCCGTATGGCGAGATGGCCGACAAGATGGACGCGCTGCTGCTCGCCCGTCTGGACGAGCTTGGCGTCGAGAGCGTTGCCACGGAGGCGGGCACGATCTTTCCCATCGAGCGGTGGTCGGCATCCGCCGAGGATATGGAGAAGTTCCGCGAGTACCTGATCGAGCATGAAGAATGGGACCTCGCGGACATCAAGCCGAATGTCACTGCGACACGCGAGTATCTCGAAAAGAACCAGTCGCTTCCCCCCGGTGTCAAGACCAGCGTGTTCCGCGATCTTGGCCTGCGTCGTAAGTAATATAACCAAAGAGGTAACTTTACCATGGCCAACGAGATCATGATCCCTGCAGGGATGATGCCCTCCACGAAGTTCGCCCAGTCGAGGGTGTCGCACGACGACCTTGGCGCGGGCATCGTCGCGGGCTTTGCGGTGATCAGCTACAAGGGCAAGGTGTGGCGCGTGAAGCATCGTGGCGAGGAGAAGATGCTGATGCGCCCCGACGAGCCGGGTGTGCCGCAGGCGTTCATCGAGTGCGTGATCGTCAAGGCGAGCCCTGCCATCGCCAAGATCTACTACAAGGGCACCTACGCCGAGGGTGACATGAGCCCGCCTGACTGCTGGTCGGTCAACGGTGTCGCGCCTGACCCCGCTGCGCCTTCGAAGCAGTCACCCACCTGCGCGGGCTGCCCGATGAACGCGTGGGGCTCCAAGGTGACGGCCAACGGTCGCGCCACCAAGGCGTGCCAAGACAGCAAGCGTCTGGCCATCGTGCCTGCCAACGACATGGCGAACGAGATGCACGGCGGGCCGATGCTTCTCAGGGTTCCGCCTGCTTCGCTGGCTGACCTGTCGCTCTACGGGGCCAAGCTCAAGCAGATCGGCGCGGATTATTTCTCGGTGGTCACGCGGGTCGGGTTCGACGCCAACGAGGCGTACCCCAAGTTCACGTTCGCCGCGACGCGTGGGCTCAACGACGCCGAGGCTGACGTGATCCTGCCGATGCAGGAGGATCCCCGCGTGACGCGCATCCTGCAGGAGGCTGTGGATCACGTGCGCACCGACGGGGCAGCGCCAGCAGCTACGCCAGCGCCAGCAGCCAAGCCTGCCGATGACCTGACGCCGCCCGACTTCCTCAAGCGGACGGCTACCGCACCCGCCACCAACGGGACGCAACCCACGCCACCCGTGACCAAGACGGTGGCCGAGGTGACGGCCAAGCCTGATCCCCAGCAGGCCGAGATCGAGGCGCTCAAGGCCAAGCTCGCGGCCCTGCAGGGAGGCGAGGGGGTTACCCCGGTGGTCAAGCGCACCCGCAACAAGGCGGCCACGCCCACCGTCGCGCCGCCGTCGCCTGCGCCTACGCCCGAGCCCGTCGCAGCTACGCCTGCGGCCCCGGCTGAACCTGCCCCTCCTGCAAGCGCCAGCGAGGCGCTGCAGAGCATCGAGAACGAACTCGACAACCTGCTCTAGGACCCCCTGCCCCTGCCTGTGACGAGGCAGGGGCACCGTCCTCAGGAGGAGGTGCACCGTGTTCGTTCAATCGTTCGACGACGCTGCCCAGTTCCTTGCCCGCGCACTGCCATGGCCGTTGGCGGGCGAGCCCAACTGGTTTGTGAACATCCACCACAGCTTCGTGCCGCCCAACGGGACACGCCCGCTGTTTCCGGGGCGCGCCTGCACGACTGTCAAGGAAGCCGTGGCGTGTGTTACTTGGGCGAGCACGCTGCCCAAGTCCGACATCTACGTGTGCATGAGCGCACAGTCCGAGGCGAGCCAGCGTGTCGGCAAGACCGGCAAGCCATGGATGGCAGCCAAGCGGCTGGCTGCCAACGCGATCTGGCACAAGAGCCTGTTCATCGACGTGGACGTGAAGGAAGGTGCCTACGCGAGCACGCAGGAAGCCGCACAGGAGTTCCGACGCATCAGGACCGAGATCGGCCTACCCGAACCCAGCATCGCGATCCTGAGTGGCTCTGGCGGCTTCCACGTGCACTGGATCTTCGTCGAGCCGATCAGGGGCATGCGGTTCCTCAAGCTGGCACAGGCCCTCGTGGCGGCGCTCCAGAAGCATGGCTTCAAGGGCGACACGGGTGTCTCGATAGATGGCGCGAGACTGCTGCGCATACCTAACACGTTGAACTGGAAGCATGATCCGCCCAAGCCAGTGAAGGTAGGTACCAACTCAGGCAGCGACTATCTGGTCGAGACCCTTGAAGATGTCCTTAGTCCTTATGTGGGTATTGTTACCACGAAGGTAATCCCCCAGCAGACCCTCGCCAACATGCCTAACTTGTTGATTTCAAACAAGTTTAAGGCTTCGAAGCTGGCCGGGGATGACCTTGCCGCAGGGTTCTCTCAGACGATCCCGTTGTCTGCCGTCGAACGAGTTTGCCCGTGGGTGGCGAACACAGTGGCAACAGGTGGCGCGACCAACAACAATCCTCTGTGGTTGGCCTCGACCAACCTGAGTTTGTTCTTAGACGAAAGTCGTAAGTCCTGTCACGCGATGGCATCTGGTTACGTAAACTATTCACAGGCTGAGACCGACGCGCTCTACGACAGGCAGGAGCAGACCAAGCTCGCACGCAATCTGGGCTGGCCTCAGTGCCGGTCGATCCATTCGAATGGTGCATCCGAGTGTGCCTCGTGCCCAAATCTGGCACTGGGCAAGTCGCCGCTCAACTTCGCCACGCTGGTCGCACAGGTGCCGCCAGCGTCCACACCTGCCGTTACCAGTGTGGTAACCCCTGCCCCCATCTCAATGGTGCTGCCCGAGGGCTATGTGTACGGCGTCAATGGTATGCAGGGCATCGTCTGCAAGATCGAGACGGACGACGCGGGCGTGCAGCGCACGGTGGCGATCACCGAGCGCCCCATGATGAACGGCTGGCTGCAGGAGGACCCGAACATCCTCCACTTTGAGACGATCTCGTCGGAGGGCAAGGGGGTCAGGCAGGTGGCGATACCCCAGAACCTGATCGGCAACGTCGATAAGTGGAGCACCCACTGCACCGACAGCGGGTTGTTTATCCAGTTAAAGCATAGGAAGGAAGTCATGGCCTTTCATTCATCGTGGATCAGCAAGCTCAAGGAAGATCGCGCGGCGACGATCAGCACGGTGCCCTTCGGCTGGCTGGTCGAGGATGGCGTGCGACAGGGCTTCGTTTATGGGGGGCACCTGCATACGCCCACGGGATCCAAACCGGCAGGCAAGGTCGATAGGGCGCTCGCGGAGAGGTACACACCCAAGGGAACGATCCAGCCTTACCTCGATGCGCATCAGATGCTGATCGCACAGCGGCGGCCCGCCGCCGACGCTATGCAGGCGATCAGTTTCGCCTCGCCCCTCGTGGCGCTGATCGGCCAGACCGGCTTCGTCATGAGCGTTTACTCACAAGAGAGCGGCATCCAGAAAACCAGCGCGCTACGCGTCAACGCCAGCGTCTGGGGCCATCCATGGAAGTCGATGCAGAAGCTCGATGACACTACCAACGCAGTGTTCAGGAAGGCAGGTCAGATCCGACATCTGCCTATCGTGTGGGACGAGCTTCGCGCAGGTGACGACGCTCAGAAGTTCAGCGACTTCGTGTTCCAACTCTCGGGTGGCGTCGAGAAGGCTCGCCTCAAGGCGACGACCGAGTTCCAGAGCGTGGGCGACTGGGCGACGATCCTCGTGGGCGCGTCGAACAACTCCCTCCTGAGTGCCATCAACAAGGCCAACAAGGCGACCGAGGCAGGTGCAATGCGCATCTTCGAATATGTGGTTCCTCGGGCCACGCAGGGGATCATCAGCACAGCCGACGCTACCATGATGGTAAGTACGCTCGACGAGAACTACGGCGTGGCCGGTATGATGTACGCCAAGTTCCTTGGCGAGAACTTCGACGTGGTGCGCGACGCGACCTTGGCTCGGCTCAAGGACTATGAGATCCGCTGCGGCGCGCGTCCCGAGGAGAGATTTTGGTTTGCTCTTATAGCTTGCCTGCAGCAGGGCGCGACCTACGCCAACCAAGTGGTGGGCACCAGCTTCGACCTGCTTGCGCTGGAGAAATTCCTGATCGACACCCTGCAGGGCATGCGCACGGCCAAGCTCGACACGACCGTCAACATGAGGGATCCGATCAACCTGTCGGAGATGCTCTCTAGGTACCTCAACTTCCAGCGCGCCGAACATACAGTCGTCACCGACAGGCACATCTCGCGTCACATCAAGGCGACGGCAGCGATCAAGTCCGACTTCAGCCGCCTCAAGGAAGCTCACGTCCATATCACGCAGGACGACGGGCACCTGAGACTGCGGCTGGCGGCGTTCAACGAATGGCTTGACAAACAGAAACTGCCATCTACTATTATATTGAACGAGTTAAAGAACCAATTCGGCGCGACCTACACCAAGCAGTCGCGGCTGGCTTGGGGGACCAACTTTTTAACCCAACCTGACCAGTGCCTGACGTTCGACTACCGGCACCCCGGCTTCCCGCCCAACTGGGCACCCTACTAGGAGACAATAATGTCCGACAACTACTGGTCGCCCGACAGCGCCTTCAAGATCAGCGAGAGCGCCGTGAAACTGACAAGGGAATACCCCCGCAACGACGCCCAGAAAATGGCAGCGGCGATGATCACCATGATGGAGGACGTACGTCACGCCCACCCGGAGGCGGGGCGTCACGCCTCGCTGGCAATCACTGCCATCGAGGAGGCATTCATCTGGATGCAGCGCGCCATCAACGACGTGGTTATTTCTGCGCCCGATGCGTGAACTCGGGGTGCGTAGCATGACCATGCTTCATGCCCGACTTGTCGGCGCGGTTATCACCGGGATCCCTGAGACGCAGGTTGCCGGGTGCGTTGGTGCCACCTAGCGCCAGCGGCTTGATGTGATCGACATCCTTGCCCTTCACGGCAGCCTCACCCCAACGCTTGATGGCCTCGCGTCGTGCCTGCACGCGCTCGTCGGTTAGCTCGACGCGAGACTTGTCGTATGCTGAATAGTGTCTCGGGCCTTTTGCTGGCATCACCCAACTCCATGCAGGTTGCCGGTCAACCACAGAACCAAGATGACCAGCAGTATGATACCCACCCAGCCGCCGCCCACGTGCGGGCCGTAGCTCTGGTAGCCCCACCACCCACCGCCGAACAGCAGGATCACGAGGATCAGGATGATGATCAGGGTCATCCGGGGGGAAATACCTTCCACCCCAGCAAGGCGATCAGCACCAGCACGACGCCGACGCCGGGGAACCACGGTTGAACCCGGTAGTAGTACCCGCCGCCGAGGGCAGCCAAGACCAAGATCACCCAGAACAGGATCATGAGCAGCATGGCTGGATCCTCCTACTTGCGGCCCTTCATGGCTGCGTTCCTGAACCCGCCCTCGACCATGCCACCACCGCAGAACGCCTGCGACAGTTTGTTGGCCTTGATCGGCTTGGGCTTCATTGCGCCCGACTTGCTGATGCCGGGAGCCATCGTTGGTGCGGACGTATCCGAGCCGTAGCCCTCGATAGGTCCGCCAGCGCCCTTGTTGCGGGCGGGCAGCCCGGTTCCCTTGGCGAGCGCCATGCTACCTCCTAGACGTGCTTCCACGTTCTCTTGACGTTGATCGCGCTGATCGTCGTTCTGGCGACGTTGTATTGTTTAGCGATCTCCCGATGAAGGAGACCGCTGCTTAGATCGGCGTGGATCGCGACGACAGCTTTGTCGTCCAACCTTGCGTGCCCTTGGCGAACGCCAAATGCCTGTCGGTTCTTACTCAACATGTCGTCCGTGTTCGCACGACGATTTCCTGTGAACAGATGCAGAGGGTTGCAGCAACGTTTCACATCGCACCGATGAAGCACCCACAACGGCGTAGGTCCATATGTAACTTCATATGCAACTCGGTGAGCAAGGATCTTGGCTCCGTACTTACCACCAGCACTAATGTGCCCATAGCCGTTGCGGCTGTTACAACTCCCGGTCCAAAGCCAGCAATCGTTAGGACCGCCCTTGGTGACTTTTGCCCAGAGGCGATCTGCTATTGGTCGAGGCTTCGGACCAGTTCTCATTTCTTACCTTTACGCGAAGCCAAGAAGGATGGCATCTGTTTCTTGTCCCGCGCCATGTCGGCCTTGCCGCCTTCCTTCACGCCCTTGTCGTTGTCGAATTTGGAACGCTCGAAAGCCGCCTTCGTTCCCTTGCCCTTCGCGAACGGGTTCTTCGCCATGGCTATCTCCCTCGTTTAACTGGCTTGATGTTGATGGCTCGACCACCGTCGCTCTTGCGGGCGGTGTTCATCGCGATGGCGACCGCAACTTTCTGCGGTTTTCCAGCGGCGACCTCGGTGCGGATGTTATCCGACACGACTTGTTTGGATGTACCTTTTCGTAAGGGCATGGTTACCACACTGGTTATTGGTAAGCGTAGGTAGCTTTAGCACGCTCACCAATCTCAGGCACCTTCTTGTTGACCCGTGCCCCAGCGGGAAGTCCCTGACGCAACGCGTCGGCGTCGGACCTGCGCGCGGCGCGCTCGGCCTTGATCAGGTCGCCACGGTTAATCTTGGCATGGCTCGATCCCTGTTGGGCGTTCCAACGATCAATCGCGTCCTGCGCATCCTGCCGCTCGGCGGGCGAGGTAGCCTTCACCCAGTTGCCCTTCAACGAAGTCTCGTTCTTGCTGAAATCCTGTCCCTGACCGTAGATGGTATTCTTGGCAGCGGCAGCCTCGGCAATGCGCGAGGGCCTGAAGCCAGCCCCCTGCACGAACGCCTCGTAGCCCGTCAACTGCTCGCCCGCCTTGCGTCCTGACGGGTTGGTCTTTTGCGACATCATGTTGATCGTGCCCTTGGCGCTGTCGCCCAGCACCTTAATGGGCGAGAGCTTGGGCGCGGCGTTGGCCCAATTACCATTGGCAACATCGTGCAGTCCATCAAGGAACTCCATCACCATGCTGGGCGCAGAGCCTGCCATCCACTTGGCATAGTAGTTAAAGATGTCGTCCTGCTTGCCGGACTTCGGTGCGCCGAACGGGCTAAGCAACTGGTTCAATCCCATGCGCGAAGCCGTGTCGATGCCAAAGAAAGTATTCACCGCACCCGTCGAGACGAACTGACCCACCTCCTTGCCGAAGTGCGCGGCAAGCGTCTCGCGGAAAGTGTTGGTGAGCGTGTCGCTGGTCTCGTCGGTAAGCCCCATCGTGTTGGCGACGTTGACCGCCATGAGGATCGGCTCGGTGGGAAGTCCCAGCGCGCCCGCCATGATGAAGTGCGTGCCCATCAGCAAGCCGAACGCCTTGGCGTTCTCCAGCTTGTTGGGTCCTTTGAGCATGCCACCACCCAGCTTACCAAGCAGGTAATACTGGCGCTGGCCGTACTTGTGAAACTGCAGAGCCAGCCTGCCCAGCGGTTTATTGAATATCGGTGGCGCGTTCCAGCGATCATACGAGCCCATTGTGTTGTCAATCGCTTCAGCCGCCTTCTCGACAGCATGCTCATGGCTCAGGCCCTTCTCCTTGGCCAGCCAGTACGCCGTCAGCCCCACCACGGATCGGTTGATCGCTTCAATCGACTGACCCATCTGACGGGAGATATGGTCAGCACGATCAAGGGTACGGCCTGCGATGTTGGTGCTATCCGATGCCAGCTTGGAAAACTCCATGCCTGCGTCGCGACCGATCAGCCCCCTGTCTCCAAGATCATCGAGCGCCCGCTGGTCGTCGCCCTTAAGCCGGTCACGGATACGCCCGCCGAAATCCATGCCCTTGTCGCTGGCAAACGCCTTGCCAGTCTCCTTGATGCCTTGCCATGCAATGTCGCGACCACCTATCGCAGAGTAGGCGCGACGCATCATGGTCATCGACTTCCACAGACCATGCTCGCCTGCAAGGTAGGGCAAGCCGATCATCCATGGTTCCTGCGCGTTGATCACATGGAACGCAGGGCTGGCCAACCGCTTCATGTAGCTCACCTGCAGCAGACGGTTGATCACCCGCTGGGTCAGGCTGTCCTTGTCAGGTGGTGCCACCTGATCGCGCCGCTTGTCGAACTCGTTCATCACCGCTGAGCGCAAGTAGGCATCCTTGTCGGCAGCGTTGAGCTTGACCTGCTCCTTCATCGCATCGACGACGCGATTGATGTGCGGGCCATACTCCAGACGGGCGACGTAGCCTGCGGTCGAGTGTGCGTACTCGGCAAGGTTGGACGACAGATCCTCGCTGGCTCCCAGCACGTTCCTGCGGGGAAGTCGCCGGGACTGGACGCGTGTACCCCCAAGCACCCGCAGCGAGTGCTGAGAGAGCACGTCACGCAGCACCTGCTGGTCAGCCGTATCCAGCTTGGAGAAGCCTTCGGATTTCTCCATGGCGTTGCGCACAGAACGTATCTCGTCAGACAAATCATCGCCGTGAGCATGCTTCTCGTAGGCGCGCTGACCGCTCTCGGTCAGCTTGAAGCCCTTCACGTCGGCCATCGAACGCTTGGCAAGCTCCAGATCGGTCGCTGACCTATGGTACTGGACCTCCTTGTTCTGAAGGGTCGTGTGGATCCGCTTGTCATAGTTGGCGGCGATGAACGCATCACGTGCCTTGATCGCGTCGGCACGATTGGCGTGAACTTCGTTCTTACCACCATAGTTAGTTTCGTATTCGCCCTTGGCGTTTTTCTTGGGCTGAGGCACGCTCTCGGCCTTGTTGGTTTTCTTGTTGATCAGCTTCTCGCCCGTGTTCATCGCCTTGAAGTCGCTGCCCTCGATGAACGGCTTAGCCGTGGCTTCGTCGGGAAACTCATAGGTATTGAACTCGTGAGCACGGTCGGTGTGCATCGTGTTCGTCGGATCGAACGTCTCGCCTGCCTTGTCCAAGCGTCGCACTTGACCGGGCGCGTCGGCAAGCTCGTGGTAACCAGAGAGGTAATGGTTGCCGCGCCTCATGAGCGGCGTGTAGGGACCAGCGATCTCGGCCAGTGCCCTGATGTCCTTGAGGCGTTTGGCGGCAGGGCCTATCGCAAGGATGTTCTTGTAGAGATCGTTCAAGGGATGCGTGTCGGGACGCTTGTTACGCAGCCACTGCTTGAAGTCGTCCATGCCTGCCTTGTCATGGATGGGCGCGCCTACCGCCTTGGCCTTCTCCGTCTCGCGGATCATGTCGGTGAGTTCATCCACGGTGTTATCCGAGAGGAAGTCCGACATCGCCTTCTGGCTGCGCTCGTAATAGCTGTGTTCCTCCCTGCGCTGATCCTTGAGTGCATCAGGCAGCATGGCGTAACGCTTCTCCAACTCAGGCAGGCGCGCCAGCGACTGGGCGTGGTCGAGCTTTTTGGGATCGAGATGCTTGTTGCTCTCACCGCCTATGTACGCACCGTTGACCGTCTCGTCGTGCCTCAGGTTGGTATAGAAATCCCACATCGAGCCGCCCTTGCCGTCGGGCGAGGTTCCCTCCAGACCATACTGGCGCTGAAGCTCGTAGCTCCTGCGCGTCAGATCCTCGGCACCCGTGGTCTTGAGCAGTTTCTCAGCGCGGGCGTTCATGCGCTCATGAAGCTCGTTGTACACACGCGACAGAGGCTTGTCGGCCATGCCCTTGCGAAGGTCGTCGGGCAGGAGATCCAGCGCACGAGCGGCGATCTTGGAGTTTTTCGCCAGAGCGTCGAGCCTGCCGAACAGGTGATCCATGCCCTGCGCGATTTGTTTGGTCGTCTTGGCGTTGAGCATGATCGCCTTCCAGCGATCCATGAAGGTCGATCCCGACGCCCTGCTGCGCAGCACCTGCTGGGTGATACCCCTGCGGATGCTGTCACCTGTAGGCATGTGCATGGGCAACAGGCTACCACCTTCGGCTGCCGCGTTGACACGCCGGTCGGAGCGGCTGTCAGTGATCTCGGTGCCCCGCTGCATGGCATCTTCGTTCATGCGCATCAGCGCATCGAGCATCGACATCTTCGGGCGCGGGATGCCCAGAGCGCGAGCGATTAAGCCGACGAAGGCGCGATACATCGACATCTTGACGGTCGGCTTGGGCAGGCCCTGCACGTAGGCAACCACGTCGCGAGGCGCTTCCATGGTGCTTAACTCGTGCACCATCGTGTAGTTGCTCATGCCCTCGGTGAGGAACTCCCTCGGGTCGGTGAGGCCATACTGGGTCTTGTCGCCGCTCGCCTTTTTGTATGCCTCGTACAGACTGTCGGTGTGATGCTTGAAATCCACGTCCCTGTCATACGCCTGTATCGTGGCGCTGTGGCCGAACTCGTGGATCAGAACGAAGTCATGGGCTTCCGACAGGTTAGGATGCAGCAGCCGCTCGGGCATGATGATCCGGCCCCTGATCATTGCACCGGAAGCCTCGCCTGCGTTGCGAGCAAACACGCCACCCATCTGGGTGCCGTCCCTGCCGAACGCATAGCGGGTGAACTCGTGCCAGTCCTTATCCGAGATGTAGTCAACCGGAATGTGCGGCACGACGGAACGCATGCGTGCAACCAGTTCCATAACGTGCTTGAAGTACGCCTCGGCTTCGGGCGGATCTTCCGGCCCCAGATCCTTGAGGGTTTTCTTGAGGCTCTCGTAGAGGTTCTTCAGCGCCTCGTGACCCTTGAGACGCTTGAGCGACTTGTAGGTGAACCGCTTGTCAACCAAGTGGTCGGGCAGGAACGGCCCGTTCTGGTTGCCCGCCCTCTCGTCGTACTTGACGCTGACCGTCGGCCCCTTCGCGCCCAGATAATCGTCGCCCTCGTCCACTGAAAAGCCGTGCTCGCTAAGATCTTCACGCTCTCCCTCTTGACGGCCTGTGCGCTCAGTCTCGTGCTCCTCATCTCCCATTCCCAAATGCTCGGCACCTGACGCGAGGTCATCCTCCCCCTCCTTCAGAGTGCCCTTGCGCGTCTCACCCGCACGCTGCTTCTCGGTACCGCCACCACTGCGTTCGTTCTGCGTGCGCTGCTTCGAACGCTCCTCACGCCGTTGGCCAAGATCTTTAGTGTTCCCTTCACGCAGGTAATACATCGTCTCAAGATGATCGACGAAGCCCTGATTGATTTTAGCCGCACGCAAATCACGTGCCTTGAGTGAGCCGTGAACCTTGGGGTTTTCACTATGTTGCGTATCCCAACGCTTGATCAGCGCCTTGGTATCACGCAACGCGTTCAAGACGTTCTGCTTGACCTTGCCTTCCTTCGACCACTTGGCGACACCCGAGATCGTGGAGTTGGTCTTATCCTCGATGTCGCTCACCATCTTGCGGGCACGTTCAATTACCCGCTTGCGAGCCACGTCGCGGTTAGCATTTGAAACCAACGCAGCAGCGGCAGCTTCCTCGTCGCCGTGGGCTACGTGATCTTCCGACAGATTTTCGATGTGCTCCTTGGCAGCGGCATGTGCCACTTCCTCAGTCGCCTCGGTCTCAGCCTTGCGCTCGGTGCGCGTCTCAGCGGCGCGCTGCAGGTTCTCGGCTTGCAGCTTAGCCGTCTCAGCCTTGTGCGTAGCCGCCTCGTGTTCTTCCTCCATCGTCCGATGGAGTTCCTCGACCGTCGGGATGTCGGCAAACTTGACGGGGCGGCCCGCAGCTTTGTCGGCAGCGCGCTTCTCGCGATCCCGCTTGACGAGTTCCTCGCGCCGCGCCTCAGCCCGTGCCCGCAGATCCACAGCCGGTGCTTCCGCGACAGCAGCAGCGACCTTCTCCTGTTGTGCTGCTGCGTCGGCTTCCTTGGTGCGCGCCGTGGTTTCCTTAGGGGTGTCGTACTTCCTGACGAGTACCTTCTCGCCGTTACGCTCAGTCTCGGTCCACGTGAATTCCTTGCCCAGCTTGTCGGTACCCCGGTCGCCCGCCTTGGTAGCCTCCTTGGGCTGGGTACCCTTCTTCTGCAGAGCCTCGACCTGCTCGCGCGCCAGCGCCGCCGCCTTCTGGTTGGCCGTCTTGGTACCCGCCGCTGCCTCGGCTTCCAACTCGGCACCGCGTGCCGCTGACCGTGCGATGTCAGCTTGCTCCTCGGGCGATGCCACCTGTTCACCGGCAACGGGCTCTGGCTTAGGCGTTACATCAGGTGCTTTCTTGGCAGCATCCTTCGCAGCTTTGGCAGCGACTTCCCTTGCAATTTTGATTTCCTTGACCGCAGATTGCGTCACGCCGTGGTTGGCATGGCTCTCGCCTTCGTTGTGGGCTGCTTTCCAGAGATCGTATTCATCTTGAAACTGCTGGTGCCCGAACGCCGGATCAGCGTGGGCATTACCCACTACTCGGTCATGGAACTGCTGGTAGGTTTCACGTGGTGCGGTGGGAGGAGTTGGTGCAGTTGGTGCTGTTACTTCCGTGGTAACTGGTGGAGTAACTGGTGCGGCTTCACCTGTCCCTGCTCCCGCACCTGCTGGAGGAGGACCAGCAGGAGGACCAGCTTGTGTTCCTCCCGCCTGTTGCTCGCTAATCTGCTCGCCTGCCTGTTCGCCTGCTGCATGCGCCGCCTCGGTAGCCCTCTGAATTGCATCAGCATTGCCACCTCCCGTCGCCGTGGACGCCTTGAGCGCCGCTTCCTTATCCAGATCCACCGTATGCCGGTTACCCGACACCGGATCGACCGCTGCCGTGTCAAGCGTAAGCCCCTCTGCGGGGTGCGCCACGGCGGGATAAGCACCCTCCAGTCCCTCGTTGAGCGTAGCGGTGGCGGCATCAAATTGTTCACGCGCCGTACGCGCCCTGCGCGCCGTGCGCGCGTCGGCATGCGCGCCCCCAAGCCCCGCATGCGCTCCGAATAACGCACCGGGTATGGCTCCCTCGACGCCCGACTTCAGGATCTTGAGCGGATCATAGTCCGTCGCCAAGCCCGCACTGATGTCACCCGTCTGGCGACCTGCCTCGCCAATGCCCGAACTCGCACCCAGCGCCAGCGCCTGCTCGCCCGTCATGATGCCCACGCGGGGGAGTACCTTAGGCGCGATCCCCATGGCGAGCTTCCCAGCAGCCGCCTTGCCGATAGCTCCCGTCACGGCGTGCGTCGTGGCACCACCCGGTATGCCCCCGCTGATGGCCCCCAAGATCTCAGCCGAGTGGGGGTGCAGCGCCGTCACCAGTGCCTCGTCGGCAGCGTGATCATCACCACTCTGGGCGTAGGCGTCCTGCCACACAGGGATCGAGCGTTTCTGCTCGGGCGTCATGCCCTCGACGCGCTTGCGGGCTTCGTATTCGACAGCGCCGAAACCCTGTCCCGAACCCACCAGTGTGCCACCGACGATGCCACCGATAGGTCCACCCACGGCGCTGCCCGCCGCCGCACCCGCCAGATAGGCGGGCAGGCTCGTGCCCAAGTTCACGGCACCTCTGAGGGCACTACGAACGGGATGCTTGAATACGCTGGTCTCGCCCTCCTCGGTGGGGACGAACGCTGCCTTGGCGACTTCCTTGCCAACGTCGGAGGTTTGTTCCTCGGTGCCCTTCTCGACACCGCGCATCGCCTCGGCAAACTCCTTCGCACCGAGGCCCTGACCAATCTCGCCCGCGCTGCGCGCCAGCCCTCCTACGGCAGCGAGCCCCGTGTCACGAAACGTGTCAGCCCACGTGTCGGGTTTTTCTACTGCGCCGCGATCATAGTTGTAACCTTGGACGGCCATCAGTTACCACCATGGTTAGTCATCTAATTTGTACTTCGGTGTATACAACGCACCAGCACCTTTCTTCAGGTTCCCGATGATCGACGTTGGCTCGGGCTGTTTCGCTTTGGACTTGCCTGCACGAATGCGCTGGGTAATCGCCTTGTTCAACAACTCATGTTTCGTCGGGTCGATGTGGATCGGATGCGCCGTATCGAGATCCCACTTCTCAGGCTCGGGGATCTGGTTGGGCAGGGGCTTGCCGTCAGCGCCCATCTTCGGCTTTTTGAAAATAATGTTGCCGTCGTCGTCGCGCCTCGGGGTCTTGGGAATAAGGATCACGTTGCCTGCTCGGTCGTAGCCCCTGTTTTCCCACGAGCGCCAGTTAGGCCGGTCGGGATCGAACGCGGTCAGTTGAGCGAACGTATCAATGGCCCTGTCAGTGGGCATCCGGTTCTTAAGACGCAGGTCAGTGACCAGATCCCGAGTATCCTTGGGATCAACCACGAGCTTAGTCTTGGTCGTGCCACCAGACTTCACCTCGGTCGTCTGGTCGAACACCGTCGTGCCCTTCTCGCTCTCGTCGGGTACAAACTTCTTGATCGCCTCGTCAGTGTCGGCAGCAGCCTGCTCTTGATCGCGAGTGCTGATGGTCCCACCGTGAGCATCCTTGGCCTCTGCTTTCTGAGCTTCCGTGGCCTTGGCACGCTCCTCCTTGGCGATCCTCTCGTATTCTTTTTTGTTGGAGTTATATAACTTCTGCGCGTCGGTGAACTCCTTCATACGCTCGTTGAAATGCTTGGTAGCTGCAGCGTAAGCGGCACCAAGCTGCTTGTTATTTTTCGCCTGCACGCCGAGCGTGTCGTAGCGTTCTCTCCAACCGGGATTGAACGCGTTATCCGCAGGGTTGTCCGAGGCAATGCGCGGGTCATGTGGCGGACGATCATCGGGATTTGCCGCCGAGTAATCCAGAACGGGTGGTTCAACAACCCGATTACCATTGTGGTAAATATCCTTGGGCGGATGCCAAGGATCAGGATCTTCGGTCGAAGCGTAGCGCGTCGGCTCGGGCTCCTGCGGCGGCGCAGTCTCAGGTGGACGATACCCTGAGGGCGGCGCATTCGCAGGCGCTGCGTCGGGCATGAGCGGCTGCGAGAACGGCACCTGCGACGATGGTGTCAACGGCACCGCCTCGGGAGGGAGCGCAGGCGACACAGCCTCCGTAGGTGGCGTGCCACCGGGGATCAGCCCCTCAGTGTTGGTAAAAAAACCACGGCCCTGCTCCAGCCCACCTCCTTGGAAGGCGTGAACCAGCCCGCCCCTGCGGTAAGTTCCACCATCACCAGCGTCGCTGCCGCCGCTGGTGCCCGCCGCCGCGCCACCCGTACCGCTGTCGGTGCCACTGGCCGAGGCGCTGCCCACGCCACCTGAACCACCAACCGTGCCGCCCTCCGACGCCGTGCCGCCAACCGTGCCGCTGGTGTTCCCCGTAGCGGCGTTGGCACTGCCGCCAGTGGGATCGTTGACGTTTACCGCCAGCCTCAGAGGCGTCAGCGACACTGCCTGATCAGGGGGCAAGGGATCAGCGACATCCTTCACCATGCCACCTTCAGCAAATATCTGGCTAGGCAATGGTCCAGCCGGTGCAGCGCCGCCAGCGCCACGGCGACGATCACGCTCCTCGGCGCGCTGCTCGCGCTTTTCAGCACGCTCGCCCGCCTCAATGGCACGCTGCTCACGGGCGTCGGCGCGCTCCTGCGCAAGCTCAGCCTTGTGCTGGGCTGAGTTCTGGTAACGGCTAAGCAACTCCTGATGAAACAGGGTGCCATTCTTCATGCCCGTCGCAGCGGTCCACAAATTTTGCGGCGTATAGGACATACGTTTGACCACAGCGCCCTTGGGGTTCACGAACTCGACGCTGTTGCCCGCGCCCTTGCGCGCCGTCATGCCGTCAGGAATGTGAAGGTTATACCCATCGAGGATGTGCTGCTCAGCGGTAATGCTGTCGCCCTTCTTGAGGGCGTCGAGCGCACCCTGACCATAATGCTGAAGCATCATGTTGTGGTGCTGCAAAAGTTCCGCCGCAAACGCGTCAGCCTTCTTGGTGTCGCCATTCATCTTGTAAAACTGGTAACCACGTATAAGCCGCGCGGTCTGCCACTTGTCGTTCCTACTGATATTGAGCCCGTGCGCCCTGAGCCCCTGATCAATTCGATGCACCACGTCAGGTCCCGGCGCGCCGTGCCCAGCATGCAGCGCCTGCAAGCCAGCCGCCTTCTGCGGATCGGGCGCACCCGGCACCGCCGTCTGACGATTTTGATCGAACGTCTCGCGCAGGTGACGCACGCCACCTGAGATCGCTTCGCTCAGCATGGCGTCCGGGTCATAGGGTGCCATCTGGCGCGCTTGGTTACCACTGGCGTCAGGGGCACCCAGCGCCACGGCGCTGGGCGTGCCGCTGGAGCCCGTCACGACGGTTCCGGTAGGGATGCTGCCCGGACCCTCCTTGTCAGGGTCGTAGGCTGCTGTGCGGGTCTGGGGAGGTGTAGCACCCGGAGGGGGAGGAGCCTGAGGTGCCGCACCTGTACCGCCGCCCGTGTTTGCGGGTGTCGTCACCGTCGGCGCGGTCGAAGCTGTCTGGGTAGGCGGTGGACCAGCCGGGGCTGGCATGGGAGCAACTGGCGTGCCCGGTGCCCCAAAAACTGTGCTCGGCATCCCCGCTGGCGAGGGTGTGACAGGGGCAGGAGGCGTGATAGGAGCCGCAGGCGCAGCGGGTGGCGCAGGAGGAGTGGTCGTCGCCGTAGGAGGCACGGGCACAGCCGACGGCTTGGGCGTCTCCTTCGGTGTTTCCTTCGGCTTTGCTTCTGCGTTGGTGGCAGACTGGCCATGCGACAGGCGGTAAACTTTCTCGTCGATTGCAGCAAGCTCAGCTTCCTCAGCTTTCTGCTGTTCCGCAGTCTGCTGGCGAAGCGGGTTACTTAACTCAGCACGCCGTTCCTGTAGTGCCTGCATTTCCTTAAAGCGAGCCTGCTGCTCGGATGCGTAACCGGGCTGATCCAACGATGCCCACCACCGGCCCAAAGCTGAAGTTGTCGCAGGCCCCGTAGATGCAACGGGTTCAGTAGGCACAGCAGATGGATCGCGCGCCCGAAAGTTCGGAGCGTTCTCAGCCGCAATGCGCGCTGTATCATCTTCGGTAGAAGGTAGGCGCGGCGCGGCAGGCCCAGACGGAGTAGGTGGCACAAGAGACTGGGCGGCAGCGCGTGCGCCTCCAACCGGCGTCGAGTAACCCGCCGCGCGCATGCTTTCTTCACGGTCGCGTGCATCGAGTTCGTCGTCAGACAAACCGGGATCGACCTCGCCGGGTTGGCCGGGAGTGTTCTCAGCCTGAAACCTGCGCTGGTTGGCGCGCACAGCGCCTGCGCCGCTGCCACCATCACGGAAGCTACGCACGACCCCGCCGCCGTCGCGGTAATTACGAACCATGCCACCACGTGCACCACTCTGCTCAAGGGGCACGGCTTGCATTGTCGGCTGCTCGTTCCATACGTCGTTCTGAACTTCGCCAGCGGGGTCAACAGGCTCGTACGAGTGTCCGAGGATGCCGCCCGTGTTGCGATGTAACCATTCACTGACACTCCGCTTAGCACCACGAACAGTAGCGCCGATGCCCCCGGCGTTGGGGCCAAGCACGTCGTCGATGTCAGTGTAGTCAGGCTGGTTCTGATTTCTCTTGTTGTATTTCGACATCGCGTTGCGGTTCAACGCTGTGTTCAGGCCGTCAGCGAAGCCACCGGCAAAGCCACCTATCCCCATGATCAGGCTCCTGCGTGCGCGTGGTTACCGAGAGGCACAGCTTGTCCGTGCAGCGATCCCGGTGAACGATAAGTGGGTGGCAGGTCAAGCGCCGGTTTGGCTTCCGGCTTGGCGGGCTTACCATCAGGGTTATGCTGGGCAGCACGCGCCTTCATGATCTCTTTCTGCGCCCACTCCTCGCCCTTCCAAGCCATCACGTCCTTGGGGAAAATAAACTCTCCCGGCTGCACGCGCGCAGGCACATCGTCCTCGACGGCACCACGTGAAGGGGAGGCGCTCAACGGCACCGCCGAACCCGGTGACGGAGCGCCTCCCGCGCCGCCAGCCGTATCCCCGCCGTCGCTGAAGCTGGGGATCATGCCGCCGTCGGCAGCCATCATCATAGACCCTGCCGCACCGATCACCGAGCCCGCGAGCTTGCCCCACCCCGCGTTCTCCGCAGCGGTAGCTTGGTTACGAACGTCAGCATTGTGCGACGCATCCTGAAAAGCTGCCTGCGTGGTGTTCACAAACCCACCGAGGGCTTGGTTCCCGCCACCGAACCAACCCAACGAATTACCCAGCATGGGCGACTGGGCAGTCATCGTGTTAATGCCTGCCCCAAGAGCCGAGGTATCCGCACCGACGCCGCCCGCGTAGGCTTGCTGGGCTGTACCGGCGACCTGCTGGCCTGTGCCGATGGCTTGGTTGATCAGGCCCTGACCTGTGGTCTCGGTGGCCCGTCGAGCGTTGTCCATGGCACCCGCCTTGGCGGTAGCCTCCTTGAGCTTGATGCCTAGATCGAGCGCGCCGCCGCGACCCACTGAGGGATCCACGCCGTAGCGTTCCAAGTCACGGTTGGCTGCGTCACCTGCCGCCTTGAAGGCGTTGCTCACGCCAGCGCCAGCCTCGGCCTGCGCCTGCTTGATGCGCTCGGGCGACGCGTAGTTCATCGCGTACTTGGCCTGCGCTTCCTGCAGGGGGCCGTACATATCTTGGTACTTCTGGAATAGCTGCTGGCCGATGCCCAGTTGGCCTGCACCCGCTGCCAGCATCTGGGGCTGGATTTGCTTGAGCGCCTCGTCGAGCGTCGTGCCGTGGTCCTGCGCCCACTTCAGCGCAGTCCTCATGTTTTCATTGGCAGTGTTAAGCTGGGTTCCCCACTGGGTATTCGCCCAAGTCATGTCGGGAGGTTTGGCGGTCTGGCCGCTATCACCGGACATAGGATTACCTCGTGCGTTCGACCCCACAGCTTTGGTGGAGGGTTAGCCAACGGCAGCCGTCAAGGTACATCGAAAGGACTACCAAGTCACCTCCGGGTACCGCATCTCGTAGGATGGCCTCGGGCTTGAACCCCAGCCCTGTGGCAAACCTGATCGTCTCAGGTCGGGTGCCGTCGATCTGGGCGAAAACCTTCTCAACTCCTAGTTGAAGAAATACGTATCCAAAGCTCGCCACTAGGAGGTGACGGTTGAGCCAGCGCGGATGGAACTTGGCAGCGTGAATACAGATCGAGCGCCGCCTGTAGCGATCAAACAAGAACCCTCCCATGAGGCCCTGCTTGTTGACCCTCGCAATGCAATGGTCCCAACCCTCCACGAAGGGCGCATCCAAGTTGCCTTGTGAGATCTGAACCGCGAACGCCTTCCCATGGAACGGGTCGTCGATTACCACCATGGTAACTTACTTGAACCCGTTAAACGTCCCACTGTTGTCGATGGTCAGGCACTGGTGCCGGGGCGTACCCGTAGTCAAACCCAGATGCACCCAGTCTGTGAACTCGTAGATAAGCTGATCAACCGCGAGCGTACCCAGATGTGGCTCCAGAGCTTTACACACAGCAAGCGGGTCACCGAAGTCAGGCACGATAAAATCGCACGCCAGCCCATACAGGTGCGCGCTGCTGATCGCACCGCCCACGGCTTTGTTCACGTCGGCGCAGCGAAACCCTGAAAGCACCGTCACGGCTTTGTTTCCCAAGAACGTGCGTACTTGCTCCATCGTCTCGGCAAGACGTTTAAGATTTTCGACTTCCTCCCACGATGGATAGTTGTTGATCCCAAGATCGTCGGCGGTGTCGCTGTTGAGAAACTCTGGCAAAGTAAAATGCGCAGACATCGGGGATCTCCTACCTACCGACACCGACACGCACACCACCTCGGGGTCCGACAGCTACGCTTATGCCCCCGAAAGGGTTCTGGTAGCCGTACCCGCCTCCTCCACCGTAGTAGGGCTGAGCGATGGGCTGGGCGACGTAGACGGGCTGAGGGTAGTAATACACCGGCTGGGGGTAGTAAACCTGCTGCTGCGGGTAGTATGCCTGCTGCTGGTAATACCCCTGCGCGTACTGCTGAGTGTAGCCTTGCGCCGTGACGTAGTAGCCCTGTGCAGGGACCTGACATAGTGCGAACGCGAGGATCAGACATCCGATCATGACTTCCTCCCGGTGGCCCATCCACCTGCGAAAGCTAGCGCCGCACTGAGCGCCTGCGTCAAGAGTTCATAGACCTTGCTCTCGGCGTCGCACTTGAACCGGCCCGCCATGATCTCGTCGGCATGCACCCAGCAGAACGCAAGGTAGGCATATGCCACTACGAGATAGGACACCAAAACCATCCCCACCAAAAAGAAAGCCGCCCTGATCACGTCAAAGGGCGGCTTAGGAACGGGGTCGTCCATCCCCGACTATAGCTCAAAAAGAACCCTGCCGGTTCAGGTTTTGGGGGAGATCAACCGGCAGGGTGTCGCCTAGTTGCGACGAATGACAGTAACCATAGGGTGCATCGTCAACACAGGAACGCTGTAGTACGCCGCGTAATTCCAGACAACAGGCGATGGCTGCGGCGCATAGGCGACGGGACCGGGCACGTGCTGGATGCCTCCACACAGCAGGGCACCGACGATGCAGAATATCATGGTGTGGTTCCTCCTAGTCCATCAGTGTCGGGTATCTGGCCATGATCATCCTGCCGAGGATGACCATCTGTCGTGCGGTCTGCTGTGCTATGACGGTGGTGCCGTCGGGCAACTTGAGTTGGAACATCACTGAGGGCAGTCCGCTCTCCATGCCCTCGTCGAGGATCGCCACGTCCTTGAGGATGCCAGCGTCAATGACATTTTTAACGGAAGGGACACCCCACAAGGGTGGATCGCCCTTCAGGTGAACGACGACGGTCATCGGGATCATGGTCAGTCCTGACGCGGCTGGAAGCCGTACTGCTGGGCTTGGTAAGGCTCCAGCATCGGCAATACTTGGGTGGGCGGCGTGACGGTGGTACCAGCCCCGACGAACGGCCCACCCGTGGCGGGGTTGATCACGATGCCCGAGCCCTGCGCGGTGGCATTGGGATCGCTTATGCCATTGCCCATGAAGATGTCACCCTCAGGTGTGATCGTCTGCCAGTAGCCGTTGGCGCACTGCACGGTGTTGTTCACCCCGTTGGGCACATACCAGCACGGCACGACGTTCTGGGCGTGTGCCGACGTACCTAGAAGCACGATGGCCAGCCCTGCGATTACTCTCATAGTTAACTCCAAAAAAGCGCCCCCGCCTCCCTGTTGCAAGTCTCTGGGGGGAGACGGGAGGACGGGGGCTATTGAGGCACGAGGGCTTGGGGAGCTTCGTGCCTCAACCGCTGATGCAGTTATCCGTGATGCCCGCACGCGGGTTGCAGCGAGGATACTGTTTGCTCACGCTCTGCACCACAGGCGTGGGCGTGATCACCGTGGGCTGCTGCTGAACCATCGGCGGCATCGGCGTGCCCTGCGGTTCGAACGCCTGACGGAAGGCGCACGGCGTCGCTGAGCCACGGAAGGCAATGTAAGTCGCCTGATCGTTGCACATCAACTCACGCGCCGCCTGCGCGTAGCCAGCGTTGTGGATCATGGCGATCTTCTGGCGCGTGGCGCAGTCCTGATCGACGAACGTTCCGCCAGCGGCTGCGCCCCATCCGATCACCGACACACCACCCGAGACGGCAAGGGTACAGGGGTTGCCGCCTGACACGGGCGGAGCGTAGACGGTAGGGGTGGTGCGGACGGTCACATCTCCCGACGTATGGCCCGACTGCACGTTGTTCAGCGTCTGCGTGCCGGGCACGTTAGAAGTTTGATTGATGGTCGCCCCGGACGAGGTACCAACACTAGTGCCCTGTGTGGCGTTAGTCTGAGCGTTGCCGCCGCGCGCCGACGCACCCGAGTTGGACGAAGAACCCGAGACCGCGCCCGAGCTAGAGTTAGCCCCGCTGCTGGAACTTGCAGTCGGAGAAAGTACCTGCGCCTGCGCCGTCGCCGCCACCATGGCGAGCGTACTGACGAGACCGATAAGAGCCTTGAAATTCATAGTCTGTAATCCTTAGGAATTGTTTACCCACGACACGAAACCAAGGAGGGTGGAGGCTGGCCGTGGGGACCAGCCTCCTTCCCCTCGGAAGGGGAACCTCACGCTTTCTAGCTTACCCGCAGGGCGGTAGGGCCATAGGCGCGAAGCAGTTAGATCACGGGCTGATCTTGAACGTGATGAACGAGCCCGAGCCAGTGCCCGCAGCCGTCGAACCCCCCAACGCGCCGCTGGTGTTGACCGTGC